AGATTGAATAATATTCTGATTCTTTATCTCTTCTCCTGCAATCTGCAATGCTGTAAACCGCCCGTTCAACTCTTCGCCGGTATCTTGACTCATTGCCTGAAAGCCTTTGGATGAAGCTGACTGCTGCTCGGTAGAAAGAGACCATCCAAAATCTTTCATTAGCTGTTCTCGCTCTGCAAGCAAACTATCTGTTAATTGCGCCTGCATATCACGAATTTCTCGCGCTTCATCGGAAGACAGACCATCCTTCCCGTAATTCGCCCACGCATCATACAGTTCTTTGATTTTGTCCTTGTACTCATTGGCAATAAGTGATTGGAAGATGGCTTTCTGCAAATACTTCTCAAAATTATTTGCAAAGTCCTCGTTGGTACTGTCCAAATCAGAAAGCAAATCAGCATAACCGTTTTTAAACTCATCGAAGCCTATTCCAGTAATAGCCTCTTTTTCTTTTTGTGCAATCTCGGTAAGTTGTTCTCCATAATCTACAATATTCTGCAAATAAGTAACAAAATCCTTGTTGACGGTATCAAGTACAGAAACCAGTTTTTCATCGGAAAGTATCTTTTCTATCTGTTCGGAAGACAAATCCCACAACTGATATTCCGCTGTAATCTTTTGCCCGACTAAACCTGAAATTCGTTGATAGTCCTCCTTGGACAATCTGTCATTTATACGGTATCCCAATGAGTGGGAGCCGGCACTTGCCCCGCTGGATGCAAGCTGCTTGATTAGTTGCCTTTGCCTGCTTATCTGAATATTTACAAGCTGTTCGGCTTCTTCTGCCGCTTTTATCGCTTCCGTCCCATAGTCGATGTCGATGTAGTCCATCTTCTTGGTTATAAGCTCATCCCAAATGGCTATCAATGTCTCATATTGGGCTTTCATGTTTTCGTAATCAGAATAGTCAGCACCGAACAACCCTTCAAACGCAGATACAACAGAAGAGATTCCACTGACTGCACTCATTGCACCTCCAACAATGTCACCGGACATGATTTGTCCGACACCAATGGCTGTAGTGCCCAATCCTCCTAAAGCATCGGTAACTCCTGTTATGGCGGAATCACTGACACCGAATATGTTGGCGATGTTAGAACCGAACTCACCCAATGCAGGAGCAAAAGACGTTACGGCATTTCCTATATCGGTGATGCCTTGACCGACTTTCTTGGAATCACTGCCACCCTTTTTTATGGCTTCTATCCCTTTCTCCAAGTCAGAGACGAAAGCCTGCCATGGTGATTTACCTTTCAGCTCATCCTTTAGTCCCCTGATTGCATCCGTTACATCCTTTATGGAAATTTCACCCTTTTCTATCTTTTCAATGTCCTTATCGGTAAAGCCTATTCCTTTCAAATCGGCAATAGAAATATCTTTATCGGTACCGGACATGTATTCAATAAGGGCCTCGTACTTGTCTATGATGTCTTGAATAGCGGAAACGGATTTATTACTCGCATCCTCGAACAAATCAGCCATTGCATGGGTAGTTCTGCCATACTGTTCATCCAGTTGCTCTACAGCCTGATTCTTTTCGGCTACCTTGATGGCATATTCGGGGCTGTCTGATTGCAGCTTCGCTATCTCATCATCATACTTCTGAATAAGGTTCTTTCGTTTTTCCTGGTAGTTGCCGAACTCAATGAAATACTCCTGCCATGCTTTTTTGTCGGCTTCGAGCTTGGCTTTACTTGTTGAATCAATATCGCTTTCCCTTTTTTTAGCGGCATTGGAAGCCCATGTGCCAAGCTTCGCCTCTTGTTTGTCGGTCAGCTTTCCACCTTGCGCCGTTTCCCAATCCTTGCGCTGTTTTTTAATGGCATCCAGTTCTTTCTGATAGTCCAAGTCAATCTGAGCCAGCTTCTTTTCTGTTCCATCAGCCATGAGGTTGATTTCATCCTGCTGGTTCTTACGGCGGAGGGAAAGAAGTTGTTCGGCAAGCTGTTCTTGCTGTTTAAGTCGGTTTTCGGCTTCTTTCTTGGCTTGATTTTCCTGCTTGGTTAATGAACTTCCGGTAATACCACCTAAATTTTTATAGGCTTTTTCAGTTGTTTCTACTCGTTTCTTAGCTTCTTCATATTGCTTTGAAGTAAACTTGGATTTATCCTTTTCTATTTCAGAAAGTTTCTTCTTAGCATCATCCCAGTCTTTCTTTGCTTTCTCATAATCCTGCTTGTAGGTGGTTTTATTCTTCTCTGAATCAATTCGGGTTTGCTTGACTGATTTTGCTGTATCTATAAGTGTTTTTATGTCTTTCACATTATAGATTGCTTCATCAGACAAAGTACCCTTAATATCAATAGGCAAACGAAGTTTCACAGTTCCATTTTTACCTTTCCCTTTGATACTCTTTTCTAACTCAGAGATGTAGCGGTCAAACTCACTAATATCAACATCTTTAAGATTGGATATGAACTGTTCAGAGATACCTTTACCTTTATCAACAAGAAATTGGTCTCTATAAGAGCGAAGTTCTTTTAACTTGTTTATTTCCTGCTGTGTTAATTTACCACCATTGATTTGTTTGGCAGAAAGGGCATTTTCATAGTCTGAAACAGCTTTGTTAGCAGCTTCAAAACTTCTTGCAACTTCCTCGCCTGCGCGCTTTGCATCCTCTTTGGCTATTTGTTGTTTTAATTGAAGTATGTCAGCAAGTTTAATTGATTCAATATCGTATTGGGCAAATATCTTGGGATATTCGCTTCGTAATACCGCCAAACTTTCACCTCGCTGCAAGTCAGACAATGCAATATCACGAGAGCTTTGAATAAGACCGTCTATTTTTTGTTTCCGTTCTCTATCAAGTTTGGTCGCTTTTTCTTGTTCTTCATTATACCTCCTTGTTCCTTTTTCAGCAGCGGTTGTAGAATCTCTGAATGCCCACATAGTAGCTGTTAATCCAACAACCACCGTAGCCAATGCTACATAAGGATTAGTAAGCATAGCAGCATTAAGAGCCAACTGCGCCTTTCTTGCCAATAAACGAGCATTGGTAAGTCCAATCTCCACAAGAGTATGTTTACTTTCGGCAGCAGTAACAAGCATCACTGCGGTCCGGTA